CTTATGAAGAAGTTGATACTCCTGAATGGCATAATGAAACTGGCAATTTTCATCCTATGTTTAATGTATTGAGTGCTGAAGAAGGAGAAAGTTTACCTAGAAACAAAATAGTTCATACTAAATTGTTTTTAGAGCATTTTGATATTAATAATAATAAACTTGACACTTCTTCTTATTTGTTACCAACTAAAAAACCAGCTATGGTTAATGATGAGAATTTTGCTAAAGCAAGAAATAAGTATGCTGTTGTGATGCCTGCTTTAGATATTGACCTAGTAGAAGATTGTACAATGTCATTAGCTCAAACTATGAGAAAAGAAATGGATTTGTCAGAACATGAACAGAAGTTTGTCACTCTGGAAGAAGCATGTAATGGCACTGATGTTGTTCCTGGTATTGTTACTAAAACATCAGCTGGTTATCCTTATTTTAAAACAATGAGGAAAAAGTATTCATTTTTTGGTACTAAAGGGGAGAAAGAATTTACTTCCAAAGAATATTTAAATCTCAAAGCTAATATTAATAAAATGCATAAAGCACTAGAAGATGGTGCAGATATTTATCCTATTTTTTCAGATAATGGTAAAGGTGAAACATTACCCTCCGAAAAAGTTGATATTGGTAAAATGAGAATATTTAGTGCCATTCCTATAGATTATTTAGGTAAAGGACGCATAGAATATTTGACCACTATGGAAACAATAGCAAAGAATCCAGTTTCATCAGGATTTGCTATGGGATTAAATCCCAATTCAATTATGTGGCATGTTTTGTGTAAAAAGTTACTTTCTTTTGGCAATATTATAGCTGGTGATCATACAAAATGGGATGTTAAAGTTAGAATGTGTCTTATATATTGGGCTTTCGTTTTAATAGAAACTGTGTTTTTTCCAAAAGATGATGGAAGAAGAAAAATACGTGAAGGTTTAATAAGAGGATTTATGAGTCCTAAACATTATAGTTGTTGTACTGAGAAAGTAAAAATTGATGAAGTTGAAGCATTATATCCATT